ACGACGCCAGTCGGGGAAGTGTTTGTTGATCAGTTCCGCAATAACTTTCTGATCGTATGTAACACCTTCAGCATCCAGAACGGTGCAAACCCTTTTGAAAAAACTACCAGCGATAGCCGGTTTGGATTTACCAGGGATAGAGAACTCGACGACTGCACAACGGGAGTGCAGGGGTTCAATAATTTTGTTCTTGTAGTTACAGGTGAAAACAAACCGACAGTTACCATAAAACGCCTCAATGTTCGCCCGTAGTAGGAGTTGAACATCGTGGGTTGTGTTGTCAGCCTCATCAATAATGATGACTTTGTGTTTAGCGCTCGAAGAAAGTGAGACGGTCGATGCAAAGTTTTTGGCTTGGTTCCGTACCGTGTCAAGAAAGCGTCCTTCATCTGATCCGTTAATTACAATGTAGTCACATCCAAGTTGTTCACAAAGAGCCCGTGCAACTGTGGTTTTACCAACACCAGCAGGACCCGCAAGAAGTAGATTGGGCAGTTCTCCTGCATCAAGAAATTCTTGAAAGGTTTTCTTAATCGATGCAGGGAGAATGCAATCTTCAATAGTTTTGGGACGATACTTTTCGACCCAAAGAAAATCATTACGAGACATCAAAAATCACTCAAGTGGACGAACGAATTCGTTGGAAACGATGTCCTGGGCTTCCAGGACCATCTTCATATAGTCTACACCAACTTGGGGATCTGTGTGATCCCCGCAGGTAAAGATGTCACATACAGCCATACCCTTTTCAGGCCAAGTATGAATACTGATATGACTTTCAGACAACATAGCAATGGCAGTGACACCCTGAGGTTGGAACTTGTGAGAGTTCATAGCCAACAGTTGTGCATTACACTTTCGTGACGCAACATACAGAGTGTCCCTGATAAACTCCTCATCGTCTAACAACTCACGGTTGCAGTCTTTGAGAGTAAACAGGATATGTTTCATCAGTTGTAAGTGGAGTCGGGCTCCAGGGCGATATAGTATTTAAGATTGGTGTTCTTGTTAGTAAACTCTGCAAGAAGTTTGGAAGAGATCACAACGTCATAAGTACCAGGAATGATCTTGATGTTCTCAACCTTGAAGTTGAAATTGAACTCATCTTCGGTCTCACCAACCTCTTCACTGAATTCGTGAGAAGTGTCATTCTTCTTGTCACGGACAACCAGTTCAACCTTACCGTTGCGACCGATTGCAGACAGATCAGGAACCTGATAGATTGCAGCAGCCTTGAGGAGTTTGTCCAACTGTTGAGTTGCAACAGTGAAACACACATCGCGGGTAGGAAGAGAGATCTCTTTCTCAGGAGGAGAAACGATCACATCAGGATCTGCAAAGAAATACTTGGCACGACGACGGCCATCACGAATGGTGAGATAACTTTCACCGAAGTCAAGATCAGGAGAATCGTACAGGGAGAGACCACTCAAGAACTGGTTGAGATCATAGATCGCAAAGTCCTTCTCAAACTCTTCCTCAATCTCAGCTTCAGCCAGAATGTTCTTCATCACAGAGATGGTCTTCAGTTTGTTACCCTGTTTGATCAGGATGGACTGGTTGATCTGGGAGAAGTTCTTGAGGATGTTGGTGGTGTTACTAGAAAGTTTCATAGGTGTCTTTGCGCTCATTGTGAAGACCAGAGAAGTGGTAGAGGAGAATACAATAGTGGATGGCTTTCAGGATGTCAAGTCTGGACTTACCACCCTTCTTACCAAAACGTGAGAGGTATTTAATTGCGTTGGACCTGGTGAAAGGTTCGGCATCACCGATACTCTCAATCAAATCCAGAGTTTGAGTTTTGGATTCTTGAGAAGTGTAGTGTTGGTGATATGTACTTGTTAGATATTGTTCAATTTCTTTGAGTGTTTTGTCTTCTTGATACTTCCAGAAGCCGTTCTGGTTTGTTTGATTGTCCACTGTCATAGTGAAAACATTTCCATCTGGTGTTTCCTGTTTGTCAATACGGAGGGGAGTATAGTCATACCCCCCGTGGTTCATGATAAACTCTTCGTCAGTCATTTCATCATATAGGGATACATTACTCATTGTACCTCATCGGTGGACTTGATGTCAACATCCGCGTCAACTTTGTCATAGAGATCCATGAATGCACCCTTGGTTTCGTCATCAAAACGATTGAGACAAACCTGAATGGCTTTCACCTTGTCACCAAAGATTGAATATGCACGGACGATGTGAACCAAACGACGAGTGGAGATAACCTCTTCAATACCACCATCATAGAAAGTACGACGGATGATATCAGCCCAGTCAGTCAAGTGTGCGATAAACATTTGATCGTCACACAGTTTGGAAAGGATCCGTTGTTCGGTAGAAGGAGAAGGATAGGACTGTTCAAGGGTCACAGGAAAACGTTCAAGGAAAGCTTCGTTGAGAACGTTAGTCCCGATGAAACGACCATCGTCACTACCCTTACCCTTAGTGTTTGCAGTTGCAATCACGTTGAAACCCTCTTTGGGTTGAACGTGACGACCAATCTTCTTCAGGAAGACACCCTTACCCTCAAGGATGGATTGGAGACACAGGATCTTATTGGATGCAAGATCAACTTCATCTAGAAGGAGAATAGCTCCGCGTTCCAGAGCCTCAATGACTGGTCCGTTGTGCCAAACAGTTTCACCATTAACAAGACGAAAACCACCAATAAGATCATCCTCATCAGTTTCGATGGTGATGTTGACACGGATCAACTCCCGACCCAGCTGAGCACAGGCTTGTTCAACACCAAACGTTTTACCATTACCCGACAGACCCGTAATGAACGCAGGATAGAAGAGACGGGACTGAATAATCTTGCGAATATCGTTAAAGTTACCAAACTTGACGAAGGTATCATCTTTCTGTGGAATGAGGTTTTGTTCGATAGGAGGAACCACCGCAGGAGCGGTGACGGTCTTTTCAAGTTGTTGACGGGCTTCTTGCACAGTCAGGTCCCACTTACCACGGGAGATTTTATATTGATCAAGTCGTTTAGTCACAGTGGGATAAGAGATGCCGTTGGCGGCACAGTACCCACGAACATCACCAGAAGTGATTTGATCACCGTAGGTATCGCGGAGTGCGTTGATGATGTTGTTGGACATTTGTTTGAAACCCTCATTGGTATGTATGTAATATACATGAAAAAACCCCCTAGGAGGGGGTGAGGTGGTCAGCCACCCAACTGTCCATGGTGGCGTCCTTTTGCATTTTCATCATGAGATGCATGGTTCTCTTATGTGGTCTCTGTTTCCACCCATACCACTTAGAGACCTTACCCTTGTCATGAGGCGGTTCCTTGCCAACTGAATAGTATTGATCAGCTGTCATGTCGATCACAAAACCATTCTCACGATCTCTCAACCACCAATGAAGATCTCCTCGGTAATCTCTGGCACTCATGGGATCTAGAGTGTCAGTATCAAGGAGATAATACATAGCCTGAGTTGCATGGTAACAATGCCCGTACATGGGATTGGTCTCATTCTCAACACGATACTTCTTAGTAAGAAGATCTGGAGTAAGGCATTCTCTCAGTCTCCGTGAACACTCAAGGATCATTGAGATAGTGTAAGGAACTTTGTGATAGTGAAGGATGTCTTTTTTGATGATCACCCATTCACTAGCACCTTTTTGATAACAAGGTCTCTCTAGGATATCCACTCTGGTTTACGATCAGGATTACGAAGATAGTTTTCCGCGACCCAAGGCTTGGATGCGATGTACATTTTGTACGCGGTAAATGTATCTATACTATCATCAAACTTGTATTCTTCAGGCATTGCACGGGCAAAGTTTTCAGCCATACAGTAACAAGTGATTGGTTTACCAGTCTTGCGATGAAACAAACGTTTGGCTTCAAACAAAGTCTTAGTACATGAATGCACTTTACCATATCGAAGATAATACTCAAAGGCAAGAGAACATCCATGCGCAATCAACCATGCGGTGTTGTTGATGTTCTCTCCAGCCCATTGAGTACATGGGTGATTGCGGAAGGCACCCTTTGCGGTTGCATAAGGCGTACCATCTAGTTTGTTGATTGTACCCCAGTCATAATACCACTTAGAGAAAATGATGGAGAGCATTTGACAGCTCTCCAGAGGCATCTTGACAATGTGTTTGTCAGGAAGAACCCTGGCAGAAACACGGGGATTGGGATCAGTAACAAAGATGTTCATGCGATAACCTCAACAAATTCACTCAGGATTTTTTTGTTCAGTTTCTTAGACTTCAGTGATTTTGTGAATGCACTCTTGATTTGAGACTTGGTTGCATTGTCTGCGACTTCAAACTCACTATCGTTACCAATAGAACTAGAGGACATTGCAAAATACTTTGTGTAGCCCTGAATACCCGCAACAGTCGCGGACTTGTTCTTTTTCCATTGTACCATGACTTTCTCAACCTCGTCATACTTCAGTTCTTGATTTGCAAGATAACGACGAAGTTCACCACCACCCAGAATACGAATACCCAAGAGATTGACTTCAGGGAACCGATCACGGAGGTTCTTCAGTAGAGCCGTGGTAGGACCAGACCACCGACTAGGAATGTTGTAGGTAGTTCCCAGTTTACGATCACGGAGAACACAACGATCACTAAGGTGATTGAAACCATAATTGTTTTGATACTTGATGAGGTAAGGAATGGTTTGGGCTTCACCATCGGTCAGGATAATGGTGTTCAGTTTCTCAACACCATAACGTTGTTTGAACTCAGGAATGATTTTGTAGAGGGAAACCAAAGCTTCATTCAACGGAGTTCCAGACAACATCAGTCGGGGGAAACCACCAGGATTGGATGCAATCATGTAGAGAGACCTACAGTGACGTTCGAAGTCCTTTGCACGGGTCTTACTGGACAGGAAGTTCAACATATTGAAGAACCCAGCCAGAGCCAGAGTGTTAGGAACATCGTCCTGGTGGAGGAGACTGCGATAGGTTAGATCTGGCATATCTGCAGCATCATCACACTGACGGAACCATTCGTTAGAGAATGCATAAACCTCAAAGGGAATGTTGACTTTGCGACAGAACCAAACAAGATTGAGAAGTTGTTTGACAGTATCCTTAAGAACCATCTGCATTGAACCAGACCAATCAAGAACAAAGATGAGACCGTGGTTCTTACCATCAGGAAGAACAGTCACCTTCTTGAAGAGGTCCTCATTGAACTTGTAGGTGTGAAGTTTACCAGTGTCAAGAACACCAGTGCGACTAGTTGCAGCTCGTGCATATGCACTTGCAGACTTCTTCATCTCAAACTCTTTGACCAGGTAGTTGACTTCCTTCTGAGCCGACTTCTTGAAGTCATTGTATTCCTGAATGTAATAGGCTTCAGGATCATAGTCACCACAATCTTCCTGTCGTTCTGCACGACGTTTCTCATAGTAACCCCAGATCCTTTCACTAGGAATGACCAGACGGTTCAACCTGATTTCAGGAACCTCAATGTAGATGGTGTCCCCATAAGAATATCCGCAGAGAGTTTCAAGTTTCTCTTGCAGGTTGTCGTCAGTGAAACCTTCCTCAAAGGTATCACCACCAGAATTACCAATATTCCCACCTTCGTCACCTTCGTTGGCGTTTTCTTTCTCGTTGGCATTCTCGTTGGCGTTTTCTTCTTCTATACCATCCATCCAGTCACTATCACCACCAGAGGATCCTTCATTTCGTTCTTGGATCATCTCAGGCGTAGGAACATCCTCACTCTCTTTCTTCTTCTCTTGAGTGAATGCATAGATCTGTTCTGCAGCTACACATGCATCTGCAAAGGTTTCCAGTTGAGAAACCATGTCAACATAGGGTTTCTCTTCATCACTGAACTTCATGTCAAGGTTACCCTTGAAGTACAGATTGATACGGTCAATGAAGGAGAACTTGTTGGGATCTTCACCTTCAATCCCAAAGAAGTCGTTCTCATTCAGTTCAACATAGCCGCGGAAGAATGACTTTGCAAGACCAGGGAAACGACGTTTCATCAGTTTCTCAATCCGTGCATCCTCAGTCACGTTGAGATAAGACTTAGGAGCTTTGATGTGAGAGAAGTCTTCATTAGGAGTATAGAGTGCATGACCAACCTCATGACCCACCAGGAGGTCATAGACGGTCTCACTGGCACGGTTCCAGTTAGGGAGGGTCAGTACACGGGTCTCAACGTTGAATTGAGCCGTTTCACAATTCTTATGTTCTACGATCAGGTCTTCTTGTGCAAGGAGACGAGCCAGTTGATCTTTGATCTCAAACTTGACGGTCATGGTGTCTCATCGGTATGCACATAGTATAAACCCCCTGGCGGGTCGCCAGAGGGTCTTGGGGCCAGTTCCCAGATTGTCCACCTACTTCTTATTCTTTTGTGCGGCGACTGCGGCACGGTGTTGTGCAAGAGTTTTGTATCTACCAACTGAGAGACCTTTGGTATCTGTCTTATCTCTGTAGGTAGAAACCGCAGACTTAGGAGTGCCAACGTTATCGCCAGCTTGTGCAGTGGTGATAGGACCAGATGGTTTTGGTTTAGGTTTCTCTGTGGTTACCGATCTTGGTTGTACCTTAGGTTCTACTTTAGGTTCTACTTTAGGTTCAGCAGGTTTTGATGCAGTTGCAGGAACATCTGGACCAGCCTTACCAAAACGAGATGGTGTCTGGTTCATCGCCTTACCATATCTTTGTTGGATTTGAGCCTCTCTATTTGCCTTTGCACGTTCTGCAGCAGGTCCAGACTGAGGAGTTGATCCTTGAAGATTGGTTAATGCTTGAACAACAGCAGAGATTGGACTACCACCTCCCCTAGCCGTTGGTTTTGGTTTGGGAGTTCCAATTTGGAACCGTGCTGGTTTTGGGGCAGGTGGAGTAGAACCTTTGTAAACACCACTCAGGTTTGCAGGACCACTAGGAGTAGGTCTTGGGAATGACTTTGGGTTGGTCATATACCTGAACATTGTGGCTGCGTTCTTGATTTGATCAAAAACGTTCTCACTCAAATGTTCGTTTGTTGCAACAAACTCCTTAAAAGTCTTCATCCCACCAACACTTTCTAAGTATTTATTTGATACTTCTTCTTAAGAGCCTTGAGACGTGCGCGAGACTGTCTCAACTTTTGAGGTTTGAGTTTGATCTTCTGTTCCTTCTTAGAGTGGTGATACCTGTTGGGGACCTGCATTGTTCTCTGGTGTCTCAGGACACCATACGGGAAAAACCTTTGACTTTCTCAAACTGTATGACACTTTGGAATTTGTCTTGGAGCCCATCCTTGTGAGAGATGACGAAGATGTTGGCATCCTTGATGACGTAACGAATAATCTTCAAGAACTCATCAGTACCGAAACCATCCAGAGAACTATCAAACACCTCATCCATGATCAGGAGGTTTGTGTTGGTGGAGTTCTTGAAGGCAGCTACTTCTCTCCAAGTGAAAAGAAGGGCGAGGTCAATACGCATCTTCTCGCCCTCAGAAAACGAAGCATAGGAGAAGTCCTCATGGATTGGAGATTGGACTTTCTCGTTGAACTCTTCATCCAGATTGAAGTTGATGTAGAAGTCCATCATTTGCAGATACCGATTGACCTGTCGATTGATCAACGGTAGATATTTTTTGATGATCTTCGTCTTAACTCCACCATCTTTAAGAAGAGAGTAAATAAAGTCTTTGTAACTTACATCCTCCTTAGTTTGAACAAGTTCATCGTAGGTTGTATTCAGTTGTTCTTGGAGTTGATTTAGTTTCTCATGCTCAGTATTTCTGTTTTGTAGCTGATCGGTAATTCTTTGAATTTCATTTCCAAGATCGCCGACCTGTCGTTGTAACCCAGAAATTCTAGTATTGTTTTGAGAAATGTCATTCGAGAGTTTACTTACCTCTTTTGAAAGTGCAATCCACTGACCTTCTCTCTCCTCCTCTTCTTTAATGGCCGTCTCAAGATCTTGAAGACCTTGTGCAAGCTCCTTTTCTTTATTTTGAGCGTCAGTAATTTTATTTAAGCGAAACTCATCTTCAATAGACTGTGTACAGGTAGGGCATACCGTATTATCTTCAAAGAACTTCAACTCTTTGGTGAGAGTTGATACTTTTTGTGAGATCTTACCCCGAAGATTACCCAACTTACGAACTTTGGTTGTGTCAAAACTCAAACTTTCAAGATTAGATCTTTGAACATTTTCACTTTTCTGTAAGGAAAGAACGTTCTTACAAAGAGTATCAATGTCCAGATTTAACGTATCAATTTTGTTTTTCTTTCTTTCAATTTCTTGTTGAGCTTCTTCTTCCAGATGACGGATAAACTCTTTCTGCATATCAACCTTGTCCGCAAGGTTGTCTTTTTTGAGATCAAGGACCTTTACCTCCTCACGATTTTGACGAATTTTATCTTTGACCACTGCATTCATTGCAGAGAAGATACGGATATCAAGGATATCTTCAATCACCTCTCGGCGACCTGCAGCAGGTAACTGCATGAACGGAACGAAAGTTGATGATCCCAGTATAACAATTTGTGTAAAGGATTTGTAGTTCAGTTTGAGAATATTGTTCTCAAGATACTTCTGTTGATCTGCAGCTGCAGCATCTTGGTTCATCATCTTACCGTCAACATAGATCTCAAAGACGGCAGGTTTGATACCACGAACTACACGATATTCTCTTGTACCAACATTAAAGTCAATCTCTACTCTACAATCCTTCTCATTAGTAGAGTTGACCAGTTGTGGTTTATTAATTTTACGGAATGGTTTGTTGAACAGAACGAAGGTAAGTGCATCAAGAACAGTAGACTTACCAGCTCCGTTTGTACCAATGATCAGTGTCGTTGCACTGTTTTCAAAATTGATTTGCGTCCAGTTGTTACCAGTAGAAAGAAAGTTTTTCCATTTAATAGTCTTAAATCTTATCATAATCTTTGGGGATCACCAAGTCAGTAGAACTGATTACAACATATGGATAATCATACATCTCACATGCCTTTATGGCAACTTCTTCTTCAACTTCGTGAACTTCAAGAACAGGGTAGTCTTCATCAGCCATGGATAACATCATGGCATATCTTTCTGCATCATCCTGTTCTTCGAACATGAAAAGAGTTTTCTCACCATCTTCGTTTTCTACGGCGTATGCGCCTTCGGTTTCTTTTCCTGAGACAGTGAGAATGTACATTAATCGACCTCGCAGGCTTCGATATAGATCTCCTTAAGAATGTTCTTGATAATTGACTTATCAAGAGAAACATCAGCTTCATCTATGTATCTATTCAGGATACTGATAGTATCTTCACTTTCGTCACTCTCAAGATCTTCTGTATCGTAGATACCACCAAAGTCAAAGTTCTCTACAACCTTTAACTCATGAACATTGGACTTATAGAGTTTGTCAAGGAACTTTTCAAATTGAAGGGGATCGGTTTTTTTGCGAACGACAACCTTAACAATTTTGTCTTTGTACTCCTTTGTGTTGATGAGTTGATGTGGAGTATCCTCATAGTAGATGTTATAAAACATCTTGAAAGGATTATTGACTGGAGTGACTTCTAGAGTTTCGGTATCAAAGATGTGAAAACCTCTTGCATCATCAACGTCACTCCAGTACAACTCATAAGGATTTCCTAGATAACGGATGTTTCCTTTTTCGCTTCGAGTGTGATAATGTCCCGAGAAGACATTACTGAACTTCGAATATGCGTCGCTCTCAGCACCGTGCTCCATGACGACGTATCGATTAGCATTAAATCCTCTGAGCTCAAGGTGCCCCATCGCACACGGGCAAACAGTCTTTTCAATAGTTTCATAGGTTTCTTTTTCGTTCTCTTGATTGATCCAAGGAATAAACAACGTCTTGAGATTACCAAGTGTAACCTCAGTAACCTTATTATAACATATTACGTTTTTATATTCTTTTAACAACAACCCAATCGCATTGATGTCGTTGGTGTTCTTGTAATATGCGGTGTGATTACCAATGATGGTATGTACAGTCACACCCATCTCTTGAAGACGGTTGTAATAGTTTTCCTTAGCCCAATCAAGTGCCCAGAAGTCAATACCTCTACGATTGTCAAAGGTATCACCCATATCCACAACTGTGGTGATACCTTCATTCTCTAGGGTTGGGAAGAAGACCTCATCATAGAACTGTTGAAAGTATGCATGAAACAACTTAGAACCCTTACGGGCCCCGAAGTGTTGATCAGTGATGATTGCGATCTTCATACTCGATGACAATTTTACGAACTAGTTTACCAGATCTGTCGGTGGTTGTCCAGTTCGACAGTTTACCTTTTAACAGATATGCAATGTTTTGAGCTTGCATGTCTGCAAGAATTTGGTTTACATTACTACTCACAGTTTACCTCCCACAACTCCAGAGTGGACAGAAGATGGTTCAGGAAATCCTTCCTGTTTACCTTTCAAATAAAATCTTGTTGAATGAATTACGGTTTCTTTTGAAAGTCCACTGACAAGTTCAGTACCATCTTTCAAATAGGACTTCCAAAGAAACCGATCCTTGTTCACACGGAAGCAATCATCAATCCAAAAATCTTCACTCATTAGTTATATCGATAGTTAATGTTGTCTTTGATAGTGTTGTAGTCACTTTCACTACCGGCCATCATACCATCGTCTGAGAAAACTTCACTATATCCACTTCTTTCGATAATCTTTGACTTAATCTCCAGTTGTTTTTTCTCCTTCTGGATCCTTCTCAGGAATGCGTAGTGAATGATCTGAGTGAAGTATGCAAAAGGATTACTAGACTTCTCAGGATCAAAGTTATTAATGTACTGAACACAGTTCTCAATACCATCACAAATCATGTCATCCTTGAACATGTAATTTACGAAGTTAGGCTTGTAAGACAAGTGAGTTGCAATCTTCAGGAAACACTCACCAAGATAGTTTGTGATACGGGGTTTTGGTTCTCCATTCTCAGCTGCACGTCGAACCATAGCCTTGTATTCAACAATGGCAATCAAAAACTCTTTGTTGTTAACGTAGTGTTCTGATCTGCGTCTCTTTGTCATTACAGCGTACATGTGTCATTGATCCTTATAATCATGTAGTTATTATATCAAATTTTCTAAAGCTTGACAAGCTATTGATTTCTGTGTACAATAACTCTGCCAGGGTTCAAGAGACAGCTTTAAGAATTCTCTTTTAGCTTAAAGATTCTTTCTAAGCTTTCTCTGGCAGTATCAACAGAAGAGATGTATCCCATAGAAGTAGATACACCTACTTTCATTGCAGATGTTTCTTCATTGTCCTTATTTAGAGATCTCACCCACTTCTTATATGTGGAGATAATCTCTTCATCTTCACATCTTGAATAAAACATAATGTGTTTCATTTCAATACAGAAGATCCTATCTTCACTAAGTTTGATCCATCCATCTACTTTATAGAAAGAAAAGTTACCCCTTCTTGATGGAATTTCCTTGATAGTACAAGGATCAATAACCATGATAGCTCTGGTTTTTTCATCATAAAACTCTTCGACTTGACCGAAGATCTCTTCACCTGAGATTAATTTGATGACTGCGTAAATATCATTCATGTTTGCCTCATCTTGATTGGAATGATTTCATAATTAAAATTCTCTTCATTGTAGATTTTTACTCTTTCAATGAGATGATTTAAGGTGTAATTCTTTCTTGAACCATATGTTGTATCATCCGCAATATCGTAAAGAGTGGCTTTTGTTTTATTGTTTCCTTTTCTCAATACTCTTCCAATCGATTGCAGATTCCTAACCCTAGACTTACTAGGAGATGCAAAGACTACGTTGTGGAGGTTCTTGATATTAATGCCTGTAGAGAAAGTGCCGTATGATGCGACAATAATGGCATTATCTTCTTTCTCAGTAATAGCTCTTATTTCTTCTCTGTGTTCGGCATCAACACCACCATGGACAAAAAATACTTTTCGTCCCGTTACGGAGTTATTTATTAAATTGAAAATTACCTCTCCATGACTTTCAACACGACTGTAAAGAACCAGTGTGTTTCCTTTGAGATCTAGTGCAAGATTTTTGATGAAGTTGTTTCTCTTTTCATGACCAATAATGAATTGAACTTCCTCCTCAAAAGCTTCAAACTTATGTGGATCATGTTTGATGAGTAAAATTTTGATATCAAGTTTTGCAAGATGACCTTTCTCAATCAACTCATCAGTGCGAATGATTTTATATGCGGGCCCAAACAAACCTTCCAGAACCCACTTGTGAGTTTGTGTTCCGTCTAGTGTTCCTGTAAAACCAAATCGATATTTTGCATCACAGAGTTTGGTCATGATACTGACAAGAGACTTAGACTTGAATAAGTGAGCCTCATCTCCAATCACACAACCATATCTTGCAAAGAACTTTTTCTCCAACTTGTAGATTGATTGCCAAGTTGTGATGGTTACTGGGCGATTATCATACTTTTCTTTACCAGAATAGATCTTGTGACAATATTTCTCTGCATCCCATCCGTAGTCTTCAAAGTCCTTGAACATCTGTTCAACCAGTGATGTTGTAGGAACCACTAGAAGAACATCATGCCCTTTGTCAACCATATATCGAACAATCGAATAAATCATCATCGACTTTCCAGAAGCCGTGGGAGAGATGAGTAACTTTCGATTAAATCTCAATGCATCATGAACACCTTCAATCTGGTATGGTCTTGGTTCATACCTTGTGATGGTTTTCATATAATCACCAACACCTTCAAGAGAAACCATCTCGTTCTCTTCGAAAGGTGTTCCGTAAAACTTATTATCTACAAACTGATATTCGTATTCGTATCTTCGACAGAAGGCTACAAGTTTGTCAAGAAGACCGACGTAGATCTCACCAGTTTGTGTGTTGAATAATCTTATCTTACCGTCCCAATACTTGTTTCGATACTGGGGCATGAACTTAGCCCCAGGGACATCGAAAGTGAACTCATCACTGAGTTCGTAGTAAACATGAGGTTCTGCCTCAACTCTCAGGTATACTTCATTTTTCTTAGAAATTGTCAATAATGACATCACATATGTTCATTCTGTGATATTTAGTCGGCGAGACCAATACCACTTATTCCAAATTTTCTTCCTCTAAATGGTTTGAAGTTTAAACCTGCTGGACTTTCTGGTGTCGTTCTTATGCCTTGAAGACTTCCTCCACCACCACTACCACGCCATTGTCGGTTGAGATTTTGTCTATCCATTTGTGTTTGTAGTGTTCTTCTCTGAGCTCCAAGTCTATTGTTCGCAGCAGATCTTGATTGACTTCTTTTTGCCCTTACACTTTCTGGTTCATCGTCAACTTTTTTCATCGCATCAAGTCTCGCTTTGGCAGAAACACCTCTCACTAAATTATTGATTGGATCGCCAACACCAATTGAACTATTAAACTTCTGTCTACCGACATTCATTCTAGCGTTGGTCATTTTTTTAGACCAACTTCTAGTTCTAGTTGGAAAACCTTCATCATCATAAGGTTGATCCGATGTGCGAAGAGGAACATATCCTTCACACATATCAACAAATTCTTTAAAAGTTTTCATGGAACTTTTTATTTTTATTTATTAATCATATCCACGAATAAACTTCTGCCACTCAATAGCATTCTTGATCTGGAACGTCCTATTCTGGATCGTCTTGATAATATTCTCCAAGAAGTCAATCATCGTGTCGTAATACTCAATCTTGAGTTCGGCTTCAGTCAGTTTTTCGTCTGCATCCAGATATCTCTGTAATGCATCTTTTTCTCTTACCTTGTATGGGAAAGGATCGTCGATATAAACTTCTGGTTCAGCCTTTCCTGAATAATAAAGATGACGTTCGTGGAGAATACTTTGATACCTCTTCTTGGCTCTTGCCCGAAGAAGTCTTAGATCATTGAATAACTGATAGTATTTAGAGTGTAACGAAGGCACCACCAAAGAGGCGGTGTGCAATTCATCAGGATCAATCTGGGAATCTTTTTCCCACATCTCCTGAATTGTCTCAAGGTTCATACTTCAACAAAGTTTTTATCAAGGAGTTTGAAGATCTTGTACTTAAATGTTACTGACGCGGTAAAGTAACTAATATCAGTTTGGGTTGCATCAAAGTCAAGAGAGCTCAATGCGACAGGAAAGAGCCCTTCTAGTTTAACATATGCCTGACCTCTCAGGTTACTGTTAAGGATTTCTAACGTACCATCGGAAAATTCTGCATGAGGATTTTCTCTATCGTTTACTGCAGGATAATAATCATCATCCTGTCGCATTTCAATAAATTGTCTTTGGCTATCTGGATAACCAAGTCCAATCATCCACTTATAAATTTGACTATAATTTTCTAAGTTCTCATCAACAATAAAGTTGACACGAAAATCATCATAGACCAACTTGTCACCAGGAAGATCAATGTCTTTCAGGTAGGTTGGTTGCAATGCAGTTCCAAGAGTGATACCTGGTAAATTGGCACCTACAGCCAGGAAGTCAACCTTGGGACATTTATTGATTTTTAATTTAAATCCAACAGGTGACAGAAAGTTTCTGTTTGATACCTGTTCTAAACAGGGATTTACAGCCATGGGCTTTTCTTTGTATTTAGACTAAAAGAGGGGGTCGAAACCCCCTCTTCGCACTTCCTTCACACACGATTATTTAGACTACTTCTTCTTACCTCCATTCTTAGCCTTTTTGGCAGTTGCGTTGCCTTGGTTCTGTTTAGACTGACCTTTCTTACCCTTATTTGCGGACTTGGCCATTGGAGGATGCAAAGAGAACATTATATTTAGACAAAAAAAGACCCCCTTTCGGGGGTCGGTGTTCTCCAGAAGGAGTATCGATCACATCAAGTTAGTGACCTTGACTCTTCTGTAGTAACGGTTGGCGTTCTGGGTGAGAGCGCCAAGACCCTGGTTGATACCCTCTGCGAATGGGTTAGCAACCATACCGTAACGGGTCTTAAAGCCGATCTTAGGCTGGAAGCTGTTCTCACCAACGGCACGAACCATTTGGAGAGGAACATATGGGCAGTAGAAGAGACCAGCGTCATAAGGTGAAGAACCCTTATAACCAACAACGTAGTAGTGGTTGGCTTCAGCACCACCAGAGGCGGCATAAGGATCGATGTAGACGCGGTACTTACCATTGATTGTACCAGCAAATGTGTTGCCAGTGTCATCAACGTTCAGGTTAGCGTTCAGGGCAGGGGTGTAATCAAGTACACCAGCCATGGTCAGGGCAGAAGCAACGTCAGCGGAGGTGACGATGATGTTACCCTTTCCTCTACGAGTTCTTTGTGCGATTGCGTTGGCATCGCGCTCGATTTGGAACAGCAGACCCTTGAACTTCTCAACCGACCAACGACCATTGGAGTCAACGTCCAGGTCGAAAGTACCAGCGGTAGCAACGTTAGCCTGAGCACCAGACTCAGCAACCTTGTAGATGGTACGGACGACTTCGCGGTTGATTTCAGCGAGGATCTCAGTTGACAGGATATTTGCCAACTCAGCCTCAGCATTAAGACCGTGGATAGCCTTGAGGTCTTGGGCGAGTTCCAGTGAGTACTCAGCCTTCAGGGCGCGTGACTTGGCGGTAACGGTGACCTTCTCGATCGAGAATGCCATCTCGCGGAAGGCATTCAGGCCGGTTCCGTCCAGAGCTTCGGCGTCACCTGTAACCATGCCCTGACCTACGTTGTAGAGGGCCTGGGAGGCGTCGGTTGAACCGAGAACAGATGGGTTAGTACCCGA